AAGAAGCTGATCAATTTGGAATGAAGTCTAAGTATTTAAGTGAAAGAATAGAAGAAGTTAAAGGAACTATAGGTGAAAAGTTATTACCAGTATTAGAGCCATTAGTTGAAAAAATAGCAACGGTAGTTGAAAAAATAGCTAAATGGGTTGAAGATAATCCAGAATTAACTCAAACAATATTAATTATAGCAGGTGCATTAGGAGGATTTTTAGCAATAATCGGGCCTATTATAAGTGTTTTAGGAACTCTTACATTAGCAGTTATGGCTTTTAATGTTGCAACATTACCTGTCACAGGTACGATTTTATTAGTAGTTGCAGCAATTGTAGCTTTAATAGCAATTGTAGCTTTAATTATTGTAAAATGGGATGAAATAGTTGCCTGTTGGAATAGTTTTTGCGAGTGGGCAAAACAGTTATGGAGTGATTTTACAAATTGGATAACTACTAAATTTACAGAAATCAAGGATAAGACGGTAGCTAAAATTCAGGAGATGAAACAGAAACTAATTGATAAGTGGAATGAGATTAAAACATCTGTAGTTAATAAAATAACAGAGATGAAAGATGGAGTGGTCAATAAATTTAGTGAAATTAAGAATAATATTTCAAATATAATAAATAACATTAAAACAACATTGTCAACATGGGGAACTAATATAAAAACAACAATTTCTAATGCATTTAGTACTGTTTATGAAACTATTACATCACCCTTTAAAAAGGCGTGGAGCTACATTAGTGGTATAGGAGATAAGATTAGTGGTGTTATTTCTAAGATTAATCCATTTAAGAGTTTAGCTAGAAGTATAGATGCAACTATAACACCTTCAATTGATACATATGGAATAGCACCATTAAGTTTAGATAATGTAGCTTTAAGTGGAAGTTATTATAATGCTAATAGTAGAGCTTCTTTAAATGCTAATGATATGATTAGGCAAGTAAATGGATCAGCTAGTGGAGTATCAGCAGTTGCACAAACATCTGCTTTAGATGCTATTACTAAACAATTTACTCAAGAGTTGAATAATATTAAAGCAGAAAATAATAATTCTATTAATACATTAGCTAAAGCATTGGAAACTATGAGTAAAGCAATAAACGGATTATCCGTTGATTTAAAAGAACAAATTGTATTAGAAAATAATTTAAAGGCTAATGTTTATTTAGATAAGAGAAATATAATTAAAGAAATTGTACCAGATTTAGATAAGATACAAAATAGATATAATAAATTGGCAATGAGATAAGGGGGTAGAAGTTATATTTAAACGTATTCAAAATAAAACTAGTAGAGATTTAAATGTAGTTAGGATAGATAATGTAAATTTAGAAAATCTAGGACTATATTTAGATAAAGATGTAGAAATTACATATATTCAAGAAGAGGAAGTTGAGGAAATATACATTCCGGGACGAGATATGCCTTATCATAAAGTTATAAGACGACTTCCAATCGAATTTTCAATTGAATTTAATCTTAAAGAATGTCATGATTTTTATGCGAGAATAGATTACATAAGAAACTTTTTGGAAAGTAAGAAAGATAAGATATTAATGTTTAACAATGAGAGCAAAGGTTTTAAATTATATTGGATTAAATTAGGAGATATTAAAAGAAGTGTAGGATCTTCTACTATCAATATTTCATTCCAATGCTATCCTGATATCTATTCTCTTGAAAATTAAAATTTGAAAATAAATTAAATGATGAAGTGTTAGAGTTTTAAAATTTTAACACTTTCTATTTTTATATAGAAAGGGTGAGTAATATAGAAAAGTTAGTATTATTTAAGGCTGAAACATCTAAAGCTGATTTAATTAATAATACAGAAGATAGAATAATAGCTGTATTAGATGATATGGCTTTAAGTGGAGTAATTAATTATAATCTTGACTCTAATCACATTATTACTGTTGAGTTAGATAGTGATAAAGCAGAAGTAATAATTAATAAAATTGGATTTAAACAGATAATAAAAGCTAAGACATTGGAAGATGATTATGAATACTTTATAATAACAGGTCTAGACAAAGTATTAGATGATACTATAAGTATAACAGCAGTACATTGGCTAACAGAAATTGTTTCAAAGATATTTTGTGATGATTTAAAGCCTCGTGGACTTAATGCAAATCTAATGTTAAAGCATATTGTAGAAGGTTCGGAAGAGTATAAAAATAATATTCAGTATGCTAAGGATATCGAAACAAGTGGAAATATAGACACTTTAGTAAATTGTAATCTTTGGCAGACTTCTTTAGGAGATTATTTAGAAGATCTACAGGAGCTATATGGTAATTGTGAAGTAAGAAAGAAAGGTTTTACATTAAGTCTAATGGACTATGTAGGAAGTAGAACGCCTAGATATACAGTCAACTACGGAGAAAATCTTGTTTCAAGTACAACTAGCGAAGAGTATATTTTAGTTAAAGGTATATTGCCAAAGGGTTATGATGGAATACGAGGGAATATAGTTTACTCTGATAAAATATCTAGTGGAATAACTAAAGTAATTGAATATCCAATTAGATTGCGTGAAGAAGGTGAAGAAGATGAAGAGGGTTATACATATTATGATACTTTAGAAGAATGTCAAAAGGCATTAGAAGATTTGGCAAGAGAAGAATTTGAAACTAATAAATTAGATGAAATAGTAATTACCTACGATATAGAATTCTTAGATTTGTCTACAGTAGCAGATAGTAATGTTACGGAAAAGTCATATTTAAGTGTAGGAGATGTAGTTAATACTAAAATAGATAAGTATAACACTAATATAAATACTAGAGTAGTAGAAATGAATTATGATGTGTTGGCAGAAGAAATAGAAGATGTAACTTTAAGCAATGCAGATATTGGATCTTTAAAAGTACCGACTTTAAATTCAGTATCAAAAGAAGTAGAAAATAAACCAGATGTAAATGAAGTAATATCAATTACTAAATTAGAATCTACTAATATATTAAATGCAGGTATGAAAAATAGTTATGTAGTAGTTAGAAAGAATGAAATTCTTGTTATGGATAGCCCTGAAATTGATAATGCTGTAAATGTATGGCGTTGGAATAAAAATGGATTAATGCACTCAAACTCTGGTTACAATGGAATCTATACAATGGGTATGAGATACGATGGAGTTATATTTGCAGATTTAATAAAGGCTGGAATATTAAAATCATTAAATGATAAAATATGGATTAATATGGAAGATGGTTCTTTTAATTTTGCAGATGCTTTAAAACTTGTTGATGGAAAACTTGTATTCTCACATACCAATGGTTCAGAAGGTATAACTATTGATAAGGGAGGATTTAAGGTTACTACTTACTCTTCGACAAATGGAATGGAAGAAGTAGCGAAGCTAATAGCAACATCATTTCCTAAGGATAGAAACCAGAACGGATTAAGCATATGTACAACTGGATATGGAGATTACATTCAAATTGGATATGAAAGAGAAAATGGGGCTATAAGAGCTGCCATGTTTTTCGTGCCAGTTAGTATACCATCAACTGCAGGATTACCTTATACAGATGCAGGAATATATATAAAAGATAAAACTTTTGTTGAAAATTTAATTAATTTTAAATATGGATTATATTTAAAAAGCAATGGAACAAAAGATCATGTAATTTATAATGATAGCAGCAATAATTATCTTAATATATTCGGAGATAATGGAATAAACTTAGGTTTTTTTAATGGAGATACACCCACAAATAGATTGATTTTACATGAAGCTCCACCAAGTGGAACAGGGGACTTAATTGAATCATATGGGAACTGGAATTTTAAAGGGTATACATTGCACAACTTAACGCTTGCGAACTATAAGTTAGCTAATACATATGCTAACTTAGAAACTAAATCTATAGCAGAAGTTAGTACATTAGAAACTAATAGTACAGATAATATTAGGTATATTTATAAAAATATTGCTAGTAAAGATAATAGAATTGTATTGAATATACCTAATGAATATTTAGGAAGAGATTATGATATTGTAGGCGTAGCCAAGTTTGGATTTGGGGATTATCGAATATCATCTAAAGAAGAAAATAGATTTATTATTGAAACAGATAGAGAGATGACTATGAATATTGAAATAAGTATTGAATAACTAAGGAGGTGTAAGTGATGGAAACAGAAATACTTAAAACTATAGTAAGTCAAGGAGCGTGGGCGGTACTTTTTGTATGGCTACTGATAGACACTAGAAAAGAAAGTAAAACCAGAGAGGAAAAGTTGCAAAATATAATTAATAAAAATCAAGAAGTAATTTCAGAGTTAGCTGAAAAATTTAATGTAGTTGAAGATATACAGGAAGATGTTAGTGAAATTAAAATAAAGTTAGAAAGTGTAAGTTAATATAATAATTAAAGTAAATATACTTTTAAATAATATCATCGTAAATGATACTTAATAATAAAATAAAAAATTATTTAAAGAACAATTTGAAATTATTGCGAAGTAAGTGATATTTGAAAATTGAATAATACGGTTATGAAAATATATGTTATAATATACCTTATAGTATTAGATTAATAATTAAGTATGAAAGGTGTGAGATTTATATGATATCAGTGTTAATTGGTATAGGTGTTTTTATTATAGGATTCATAATATCAAGTACTGGTTCAAGTTTTTTAAATGGTGGTAGTGCTGAGTTTTCTTATTATAGTGCAATTATATTTTCAGTATTATACCTTTCAGGAGTTGTGGGAGTAGCTACATCACTTATTCTAAAGGCCTTAGAGAAAAATTATAAGGATAAATAA